TGTTGACCACGATCACGATACTGGGTTAATAAGAGGTTTGCTTTGTGGTAACTGCAACACAGCTATCGGAAAATTAGGTGACAACATTGAAGGTCTTATGAGGGCTTTAAACTATCTTGAGAAACATGAACTAACAAAGGAAAGAAAAACAAATGAGCATGTCGTACAAGTCAAACCTAAACCCAATGTTCAGGTCAAAGTTCAGCGAGGACATCTTCAATCACAAGTACCGACATGAAGGTTGTGAGACTTGGGAAGCCCTAGCTAAGACCCTAGTGGATGACGTATGTGGTGACCTAATGACTAGGGATGAATGCACAGACCTAGCTAAGGCTATCACTGACATGAAGTTCATCCCCGGTGGTAGGTATCTGTACTACGCAGGAAGACAAAATAAGTTCTTCAATAACTGTTACCTACTTAAGGCAGAAGAAGACAGCAGACAAGACTGGGCTAACCTAAGCTGGAAGTCTGAGTCATGCCTTATGACAGGTGGTGGTATTGGTGTAGACTACAGTGTGTACCGACATGAAGGCGCACCCATCCAACGTACAGGGGGTCAGGCTTCTGGTCCTATCCCTAAGATGCAGATGATTAACGAGATAGGTCGTAGGGTCATGCAAGGTGGTAGCCGCAGGTCAGCTATCTATGCTTCCCTCAACTGGAAACACCAAGACATAAATAACTTCCTAAGTTCTAAGGACTGGGGTAGTATGCCAGTAGGTAACACAGGTAAGTCTCTGCGGGATATTAAGCAGGATGACTTCAACTTCCCTGCACCTATGGATATGACTAACATTAGTGTCAACTACGATACTGAGTGGCTGCTGAACTACTACGAAACAGGGCAAGTAGGTAAGGTCTTTGAGGAGAACGTACTACAGGCTATGAAGACTGCTGAGCCTGGGTTTAGCTTCAACTTCTTCGACAAGGAAAATGAAACCCTACGGAACGCCTGTACTGAAGTGACCAGCGCTGATGACAGTGACGTATGCAATCTAGGTTCTCTTAACTTTGGTAGGATCGAAAGCCTATCTGAGTTGTCTGATCTAGTTGGACTATCAACTAAGTTCCTCATCTGTGGCACACTCAAAGCCCACCTACCGTATGAGAAGGTACATGAAACACGAGAAAAAAACAGACGACTGGGCTTGGGTTTTATGGGAGTACACGAATGGCTCATTAAGAGAAACTACAAGTATGAGGTTACGCAGGAGCTTCATTCGTGGTTGTCAGTATATAAAGGAGTCAGTGACAAAGTATCTAAGGCGTTTGCTGAAGAGCTATCTGTATCTACTCCCGTGGCTAACAGGGCTATTGCTCCAACTGGTAGTATTGGTATTCTTGCTGGTACATCTACCGGAGTAGAACCTATCTTTGCTGTAGCCTACAAGCGTAGATACCTCAAAGGAACTAACCGCTGGGTCTATCAGTACGTTGTTGACTCAGCAGCACAGGAACTCATTGACCTGTACGGAGCCAACCCTGAGAGCGTTGAGTCAGCCCTTGACTTAGCTTCTGACTACGAACGTCGTATGAGCTTCCAAGCTGACGTTCAGGACTACGTTGATATGAGTATATCCTCAACGATTAATCTTCCTGCTTGGGGTAGTAAGCTCAACAACGAAGACACAGTACCTGAGTTCTCTAAGACCCTAGCTAAATACGCAGGTAGGCTGAGAGGGTTTACTTGTTATCCTGACGGCAGTAGGGGTGGACAGCCGCTAACATCTGTGCCATACACTGAAGCCGTTGAGAAACTAGGTGAGGAGTTTGATGAGCATGTTGAGACACACGATATCTGCGACATCTCAGGATCAGGAGGAAGTTGTGGGGTCTAAGATGTGGGATCAATACCCAGAATCAGTCGATGTTGTTAACAAACCTCCTCATTACAACACAGGTGAGATTGAGTGCATCGAATACCTCAAGGATAACCTACCCGATCAAGCCTTCCTTGGGTACCTCGAAGGTAACACAAAGAAGTATCTCCATCGTTGGCGGTACAAAGGTAAGTCTTCGCAAGACTTAGAGAAGGCTAAGTGGTATCTTAGTTACCTTCAGCTTGAAGTAGCAAAAGGAGAAACCAAATGATTAGCTTCAGTATCAACATCTCTGATGACCAGAAGGATCAGATCGTAGTTGAGACACTCCTCAATGACTACTTCAGTGCTGAAGACCTAAGGATTAAGGATGCAATCGAGACTATTCTTTCCTCTTGGTACATGCCTAAGGGAGAGTTTGACAAAGTTGTAGCTGAAAGAACAGAAGAGGCTAAGGAAAAGAAAACTAACAAAGAAAAGGATAAGGAGTCATCCTACTACATTGATCCCCTACAAGGCTACAAGTGGGGTTTCCCTAAGCCTATCTCCCAAGAGAATATCCTTGGTGATACTATGGAGTGGTTGAATAACAACGGCTACCCTAAGGAAGTTATAGATGGCTTTGGTAACCACTTTAAGTTTACTATCTGGTCAGCCAAACCAACAAAGAGTGAGCAAAAGCCAAAGACCTATGAGTCTGTCTTAAGCAAACTGCTCGATGATTAGTCTCCGTAGCTCAGCAGGATAGAGCAACAGCCTTCTAAGCTGTGGGTCGTAGGTTCGAATCCTACCGGGGACGCCAAACTACTAACTCCAAAGGAGTAGACCAATGACTTGTGAAGTTAATATAGCTGGTTATACAAAGGCAACCAAAGGAATTGACGTAGGTGATAACTTTACTGACTTGATTGCCTACTATGCTAGAGTGTCTAACCCTACGTCTCAAATATCAGGGTTGAATAACTCTAAGCTCGTCCACTACTTGATTAACCACAAGCACTGGTCCCCTTTCGAAATGGTGAGTGTGTGTCTAGATATAACTACTACTCGTGATATAGCTAGACAACTACTCAGACATAAGTCTTTCACTGGGTTTCAGGAGTTCTCTCAGAGGTACGCAGCCACTGAGACTAACTCAGACAGAAGAGAGACTAGGCTACAGGATACAGTCAACAGACAGAACTCCTTACCTAATACAGATGCAGCTACTGAAATATGGTGGAAGTCCTCTCAGGATAAAGTCATTGACCAGTGCTTCGACTTATACGACCAAGCCTTAAAGAGAGGCATAGCTAAGGAGCAGGCTAGAGCATTACTCCCTGAGGGTCTAACTAGAACTAGGTTGTTTGCTAATGCAAGTCTTAGGTCATGGATTCACTACATTGAACTGAGGACTCACGAGTCAACTCAGAAGGAACACAGGCGATTAGCTAGGGCGTGTGCTTTTGAAATAGCTAAGGTGTTCCCAGATATAACTGAGTTCGTTCAACCTGAGCTATCTAAACCTTAGAGGCTACCTAAAAAAGAAAAAGGGGAGGACCAATCCAATGGCTCTCCCCTTAGTTTTATCTACTTCATTTTCTTCTTAGGCTTTTTCTTCTTTTCTTCTTTCTTCTTCTTGGTAGCGTTCTTGTAGGGCATTGGACCCTTACCTTTGGAGTACGGCATAGTTATTTCCTTTTCTTTCCACTTGCTGTTGTTGACCACTTAACCTTTTTAGGTCCGGTCTTCTTAGCTGCTTCCTTCTTTGTAATTTTAGAAGCAACACTCTTAGGTCTACATGCTGGGTAAGGTCTTTTGGATTTACCTTTAGCTGACTTCCTACCGCATGGCTTACCTGTCTTTACGTCAGTCCACTGTTCAGAGAACCACTTACCTAAACCTCCTTTCGCCATTACTTCTTACTCTTCTTAGAGACTTTATTGTTACCACCTTTCCAGCCTCCGCCTTTACCTTTGTACCACTTAGCAGCCCAAGCATTAGCATACGCTGAAGGGTAGACTTTAAACTTCTTCTTAGCCGCAGCCTTAGCCTTAGACCAAAGAGATGGATTAGTTGGAGTTGCTTTAGCCATTACCACTTCACCTTATTAGCCCAGTACGCAGCAGACATCTTACCCTTCTTGATATTCTTAGCGTGTCTAGCTTTGAAGGACTTCTTTCTAGCTTTGTCCTTAGCTGACTTAGGGCTTTTACCTGCACCTGATACACCTTGTTGACCAAACCTAATGATCTTTTCTTTGCCGTTAGCACAAGCCTTAACCACATGAGACTTAGTAGCATGACCTGAGGTACGCTTAGGTTTGTTACACTTCATTTTAGATTTTTCTATTTGCTTAGCCATAGTCTTTACCTCGCGTTCTTAACCATAGATGCACCAAAGTACATACCTATGATAGCCCCAAGTAGGTGGGTATCTAAGGGTGTGATGACCAACCCAGTTAGTGCCTGCCATGTAGTCTCCTCAGTCCCCTCAGTAAGGAACAAGAAGCCTGGATTCCATTCAGTGTACCCTACTGTGACAGGTATCTCAGGCCAGAAGACAGCTACAATCTTAGGCCAGACTATGATAGCAGCTACAGATGCAAGAGCTATGATCCTACGAGTAACTTGGAACCCCTTGTTCTCGTACCTCCTAGCTAGGTCTGTAGCTTCTGACTGTGCAGATAGCCCTTCGATGGCCCTGTTGAATGCCTCTTGTTTGGACTTAGCTGCTTGTCCCCAGAGTGTCATAACTCCTGACAACAACCCTGAGCCTAGCATTGTGATTAGTTCTAGTGGTAAGCCACCCATGGTCTACTCCTTAGCTTAGTCGTTCAAAGACTTGTAGTAAGCTGTCCTAGCGTCGAGCCTAGCTTTAGCTTCTCTAGTTCTTTTTTCTGCTGGTGTTTCAGAAAGAGACTTAGACATTTGCTCAATAAACTGTGCATCTGTTAGAGCCTCAGGGTCTACAGTATCCTCAGGTCTACGAGGAGGAAGTCTTGGAGGAGAGTCTCTTTTATCCCCCACCTTAGAAGCATAGTACTTTTCTATACTCCCTACTGTAATATCCCCTCCGTCTTCAGGCCTCCAACCAGGGTTTTGTTCCCAAGCCTTTGAATCCCTTTTGTAAACTACGTCAGTCCTTTTTCTTTTAGCCCAGTTTCTAGCTAAAGCCGGAGCCGCCTGCATCAAACCTAAAGGAACCCCAGGTTTCCAACCCCACCTGTCTAGGTACTCTTCGTATAGGTCAGCTTGTTCTTCAGGAGACATCTTCAATATCTTACCTACTGTTGTCCCAAGGTCAGAGGCAGCAGCAGGAGTAAATTGAAACAAACCAGAAGCCTTAGTACCTTTGTTCTGA